TAGCTAGAGCATTATCTGAAGATGGTTCTGCAGCTAGTACATTTATTACTCCGAAGACATACTATCCAAATATATAATGGCTAGATTTGCAAAAGGTAGTAGAGCATTAGCAATATCTGATAGATCAGGTGCAGCTTTTCCATATAGAGAAATGGTAAAAGAGTGGACTGGTGCATGGGTACATGTTTCTGAATTTGAACCTAAGCAACCACAATTAGAACCACATCCAGTAGGCGCCGATCCACAAGGTTTAATGCATGCAAGACCAGCAAGAGTCGAGTTTCCAGTGCAAGATATTTTACCTAACAACCCATTTACTACAACGGCCGCATCACAAACTTTAAGTGTGTCTTATCCTCATAATCAAATTAACGAAGGAACATCTTATGTTAGATTTCAATCTGTTAAGGAAATAGTAGGAGGTGTTGCAATTGCAACTTTAGAATTAGAAACGACTTTAAATGGTGCAATTAATGATACAGTTAACACTTTAACTTTAACTAGTTCTGCAGCATTTCCAAATGCTGGTTTTATTGTAATAGAAAAAGTAAATCAAGATGCAACTAGTGCAAATTTTGGACAATACATTAACGAAACAATTCAATATACAGCTAATAATACAGGCACAGGAGTTTTGTCTGGATTGACAAGAGGAACCGCTGCTCCTTTTAGAGGGATTACTTTTTCTAATACTACGGCAACAACTCACGCAAACGGAGCAAAAGTTTTTGGATCTTATTTAGCAACAGCAATTGCAACTACAGTAGAAGTTGGTCCTACATTACCTAATGGAACACAAGCTACAGAAACACAATATAATTCTATAACAGTGCCTTTAGTATCTAACGCTGGAAGCACAGCAACAGGAGGCGGTTTTCAATGTACAATTGGACCGTTAAATGATAGGAGTTAATTATTATGGCAGGCGGATTTACAGGTTATTCATACACAACATTAACAACAGCTATTAGATCATACACAGAAGTAGATGCTAATGTATTTACTGAAACTATTATAGATGAGTTTATTGGAGCAGCTGAACATAGAATAAATCTTGACCTACCTATGGATTCTGACAGATTCGTAGAACAAGGTACAATGGCAGCTGATGTAAATAATATTAGAGTGCCTGCAGGATCTTTATTTGTAAGAGGTGTAGAAGTATTTAACGCTGCAAATTCTACGGAACAAGGTACATGGTTAGAAAGACGTGATCAAACATTTTTAAGTGAGTTTGTAGGAAGATTAACTGGTCCAGAAGGATCAACAGCAACAGGTGCAGATGTTACTGGAAAACCTAAATATTACTCTATGTTTGGTGGAGCAACAGGATTAACTGATACTACTTCAGGATCTATTTATTTAGCACCCACTCCAGATGTTAATTACATATTTAGAATATATTATAACAAAATGCCTGTAGGATTAGGTTCAGGATCAGACGGTAATTCTCACACTTATATTAGTAACTATTTTCCACAAGGTCTGTTATATGCTTGTTTAGTAGAGGCATATGGATTTTTAAAAGGTCCAACAGACATGTTGACATTATACGATGGAAAGTATAAACAAGAACTACAGAAATTTGCAGCAATGCAAATTGGAAGAAGAAGACGAGACGATTACACAGATGGTACAATACGAATACCAATCGAGTCACCGCCTCAATAATTAGGAGATAAAAATTATGGCAATAACATCGGCAATATGTAACAGTTTTAAAGCAGAAGTTTTACAAGCTTTACACAATTTTACGGCATCGTCTGGAAACACTTTTAAATTAGCTTTATACACAAGTAGTGCTACTTTAAATAAATCAACAACAGCTTACAGTACATCAAACGAAATTTCTAACACATCAGGATCTGCTTACACAGCTGGTGGAAAAGCACTTACAAGTGTTACTCCCGCTTTATCATCTGATACTGCGTGTTGTGACTTTGCAGATGCATCTTTTACATCGGCTTCTTTTACAGCTAATGGTTGTTTAATATACAATGATACAAATGCTGATAGAGCAGTTTGTGCAATCGCATTTGGTTCAGATAAAACTGTAACTAGTGGAACTTTTACAATTCAATTTCCAACAGCTGACGCTGATAACGCAATAATCCGTATAGCATAAGGAGGCAATCCTTATGGCCAATTCTTGGAACGAATCCGGCACAACCTGGGGAACAAATCGTTGGGGAACAACTAACGAAATAAGTTCTGGTTGGGGTGCGGATGCTTACGGCACAGGTAGTTCATGGGGCCAAGCTGAAGACGAAGTAGTTCAATTAACAGGTTTATCATTAACATCAACAGTTGGAACACTCATAGCTGGTGCTGAACAAGGTTGGGGTAGAGCTGAATGGGGTAATGAACCTTGGGGAGAAAGTTTTAGCCCTGTTGTTGCAGTAACAGGTTTTGGTTTAACATCAACTCTTGGTGATTTAGCATACGCAGCATCTAATTCTGGATGGGGTAGATTAGAATGGGGTGAAGCAGATTGGAACGCAAATTCAACTACACTTGCATTAACAGGATTAGGTACAACTTCATCAGTAGGATCACCTACAATTACAGCAGAAATAAATACAGGTTGGGGCCAAGATGGTTGGGGAGTTGAAAACTGGGGTCAGTCAGGGGTAACTGTTGAACTTACCGGAGTTGAAGCAACTACAGGCATTGGAGAAGATGTTAGTTGGGGTAAACAAACATGGGGATCTACAACAACTGGTTGGGGTGGAGCATATTATTTAAACGTTGACAGTGTAATGGGTTTAACAGGTGTAGCTGCAACATCATCAGTTGGAAGTCCAACAGCAATATCTGATTTAACATTAACTCCAACAGGTCAAAGCGCAACGTCATCAATTGGTTCTGTAAATATAGATTTTAGTATAACTGTAAATCCAACAGGAGTAAGTGCTACGTCATCTGTAGGTGCAATTACACCAGCGGATGTTATGGGTTTAACTGGTTTATCTGCTACAGCGTCTAATGGTACAATAACAATTTCTACAAATCCTATTGTAGATTTAACTGGTCTTTCTATGACGTCTTCTGTAGGAACAATAACTCCAGCAGATGTTATGGGTTTAACAGGAGTTTCTGCAACTGCATCAACAGGTTCTTTAACACCAGCAGACGTTATGGGATTGACAGGAGTTTCTGCAACTGTTAGTGTAGGTAATGTAGCTCCATTAGGTTATGAAGCTATTACAGGTACGCAAAGCGCTGGATATAGTTCAATTACAGCAACACAAAGTGCAAATTATACTGCAGTAAATGATTGACAATGAGTATAAAACAAATTAAAAAAAGATACTAATTAGGAGTACAAAATTATGGCATCAACTTATACGGCTCTCGGTGTAGAACTAATGGCAACTGGTGAAAACGCCGGTACATGGGGAACAAAAACAAACACTAACTTAAATATAATCGAACAAATTTCAGGCGGTTTTTCTGCACAATCTATAGCAGGTGGAGCACAAACTACAGCTCTTTCAGTTTCTGATGGATCAACTGGAGCAGTTATGTCTCACAGAATGATTGAGTTTACTGGTTCTATTACTGGAAACCAAATTGTAACAATTCCATTAGATGCACAAACATTTTATTTTTTAAGAAATTCAACATCAGGTGCTTACACAGTACAGTTTAAATATGCTAGTGGTTCAGGAGATACATTTACTTTTGCAGCAACAGATAAAGGTGATCAAGTAGTATTTGCTACTGCAAATGATGGAACTAACCCTGACATATATACTATGGCTTTTGGTGACGGTGATGTAACTCTTACTGGAACACAAACTTTAACAAATAAAACTTTAACTAGTCCTGCAATAGGAACAAAAATTTCAGACACAAACGGAAATGAATTAATTAATCTTACTGCAACAAGTTCAGCTGTTAATGAAATTACATTAGCAAATGCTGCTACAGGTAATGCACCTAGTATTACGGCTTCTGGTGAAACTAACGTAAGTCTTAACCTTGTTCCAAAAGGAACAGGTACTTTACAAGGTGGCGGTTCAGCTATAAAAATTGCTGGTAAAGAAACTATATGGATTCCAGCTGCAGCTATGTATGGACCAACTACTAACCCTGCAGATGCAGCTCAAGTAGAAACAACAGCTATAAGACCAGATTTAAAAGTATTTGATTTTGATGCTAGTACAAAACAATACACACAATTTACAATTGCTATGCCTAAATCATGGAACGAAGGAACTTTAACTTATCAAGTTTATTGGTCTCCAAGCACAACCAATACTGGTAATGCTATTTTTGGTTTACAAGGTGTTGCATGTGCCGATGGTGATACTATCGACGTTGCATACGGAACAGCAATAGAAGTTACAGACGCAGGTATAGGAACAGTTGAAGACCAACAAATTACAAGTGAAAGTGGTGCTATAACAGTTGCGGGTTCTCCTGCAGCGGGTGAGCAAAGTTACTTTCAATTATACAGAGACGCAGCAGACGGTAG